TAAAGAATGGCAGTCGTATTACAAACATTAGTCGATAGTGACTTTGAACACGTAGTGAAACTTACTACATCTAGTACTAATAGCACCGCCTCTATTGTAGATGCATCTGGACTTGCTGGTGCTGCAACTGACCCAAGATTGTCATTAGTGGCAGCTAGGTGGTCTGTAGAGGCAACAACTGACATTCTTTGGAATGCGTCTGCAAATATTATCGCACTTTCCCTCAATGGGAGTGGTGCTTATGGAGGAAGTGACGGTATGCCTTCTATAGCAAATAATGGAGCATCTGGTGTTGATGGTGATGTCCTTATAACAAATGGTGCATCTGATGGTTATGTAGTATTAAAGTTCAGAAAAGTTTCAGGTTATGATAATATAACGTAATGTATAATATGCATACACATAAAGAACTTGAAAAGGCAGTAATTCGTAGTCAACATACACAACGTAATTGGAATTTGAGTAAAAATATACCTAAAGATGATGTGAATGTTATGTTACATGCAGTTATAAACTGTCCAAGTAAACAGAATCTTGCTTTTTATAAAGTGCATTTTATACAGGATCGTGATGTGATTGAAGAGATTCATGAGCAGACGGAGGGATTTAGTACTAAGAGGAAGAAAGGTGACCCTGTTGGGTTTGAAACAAATCCTCAAACACTGGCAAACCTTTTAGTATTGTTTGAAAATTATGATTTTACCGAAGATTTAAGTGGTGATATTCATAGAAATGCGGCAACATTATCATTTATTAAAAATGGTAAATGGGATGAGAAAAAGTTAAAGGAGTTAGAGAGAGATAGACAAGTTGCGGTAGGAATTGCAGCAGGATATTTAAATCTGACTGCTTCTTTGATGGGGTATAGAACAGGATGTTGTCAGTGTTTTGATGCAAAGGCAATTAAAGAGATTGTAGATTTGGATGATAAACCTCTTCTTTTGATGGGAATAGGATTTCCTCAGAAGGGTGTGGATCGTAAGAAACATCATATTAGGGATTTTGTATTCAATTCAAAGAAAAAACAACCAATTAAATATAAAATATGGGATTAGAAAAATGTTAAAACTTATATCAGAAGCAGTAGAGGATGTAGAATTTATCACAGAAGCAAAAGAGGATGGTAAAAAATCCTATAAAATTCGTGGTGTTTTTATGCAATCAGATGTGAAAAACCGAAATGGTCGAATATATCCTTCAGAAATTCTTGCAAAAGAAGTTGCTAAATATGACAAAGCCTTTATTAAGGAAAATCGTGCTTTTGGAGAGTTAGGACATCCAGATGGACCTACGGTTAATCTAGAGAGAGTATCCCATATGATTACTAGTTTAAAACAAGAGGGCAAAGATTTTATTGGTGAAGCAAAGATTATGGAAACACCTATGGGTAAAATAGTTAAAAATTTAATGGATGAGGGTGCAAAATTAGGTGTTTCTTCTAGAGGTATGGGTAGTTTGGAACAGAGAAATGGTGCAAACTATGTGAAAGATGATTTTTATTTAGCAACTGCTGGTGATATTGTAGCAGATCCTTCTGCTCCTAATGCTTTCGTAGAAGGTGTTATGGAAGGAAAAGAGTGGGTCTGGAGCAATGGAGCACTTGTTGAAGCACACCTTGCGGATGTTAAAAAGAAATTTGACGTAAAAGCACGTCAAAAACAAGCGAATCTCGAAGCACTTGAGTTCGCAAAATTCCTCAAAATGTTATAATTTATAAATAAATAACTAAGACAAAAACAAAGGAGAAATCCCTATGTCAGACAGTAATGAACTGGAAAAGACGATTGAGGAACTTGAAGCAGAGGTAATTGCCGAACTTGAGGAAGCAACTGATGAGCTTGAGGAAGTAAAATCAGATGCAATGAAACCTAAGGCTAACGCAACTCCTGCCGAAAAAGGTTCTAAAATCGAGGGAGAACGTCAAGATACTGGGAAACCAGTAGTTGATCCCGAACAGTCCGATGCTCCCGCCAAGAAAGTCGCTGCTGCGGCAAAAGAGATTGGTGGAGATGCACAACAGAAAGGTGAAGATTCCCCTGAAAAAAGTAAGGGCAAGATCGCTTCTAGTGGTGGAGTTCCCGATAAGGGAAAGGTTGGCGAATTAAAACGCAAACTCGCTGCTGGTGACGAAACCGAGCATGAGGGTGAAGAACTTTCTGAAGGACCGAGAACTAAAGATCAACATCTCGACTTTTTTGCTGGTATGAAAGCAACAGAAGTTAAAGAGATGCTAAAAGCATATCAGACTAGTCTTGCAGAGCAAGAAGAGGATGACGAAGAGGATGATGAGAAAGAAAAGGCATTAGAGAATGCTAAGAAAGAAGCAATCGAAAAACGAATTAAAGATATTGATGTAAAAGAAGATGTCAATGCTTTGATGAGTGGTGACGATTCTCTTTCTGAGGAATTCAAAAACAAAGCCGCAACCATCTTCGAAGCAGCTGTTAAATCTAAGGTACGTGCTGAAGTAGAACGTATTCATGATGAAGTTGCTATTGAAAAAGAAACAGAAATGGATACTTTCAAAGATGAACTTGCTGAGAAAGTAGACACATATCTTAACTATGTTGTAGAAGAGTGGATTAAAGAAAACGAACTTGCTATTGAAAGAGGACTCAAGGGTGAGATCGCAGAAGACTTTATTTCTGGTCTACAGCAATTGTTTGAAGATCATTATATTGATGTTCCAGACGAAAAGTATGACGTTCTGGAAGCACAATCTGATAAAATTTCCGAGCTAGAAGGCAAACTAAATACCGAAATTCAAAAGAATGTCGAAATTAAAGAGTCAAATAGTGAACTGGTTCGAGAACAGGTTATATCTGAGGTTTCCGAGGACTTAGCCGACACTGAAGTTGAAAAGTTTAAATCACTTACACAGGATGTAGATTTTAGTGATGAGGAGTCTTTCAAAGAAAAACTCAACACACTGAAGGAAAGTTATTTTCCAAAACAACGTCCAACAAGTGATTCTGATGATGAAACTGATGGCTCCGCACAAGATGTTGATACGAGTGATGCAATGAAGTCTTATATGACTGCTATTTCTCGTAACAAGGCACGTGCTAGTTAATAATTTTATAAATAGATGTAACAAATAAAAAAGGAGAAACAACTATGTTTCAGACAGAACATCTACAGGAAAAGTGGCAGCCAGTGCTAGAACACCCCGATCTACCAAAGATTGAGGATTCTTACAAGCGGGCCGTTACCACTCTACTCCTCGATAACCAAGAAAAAGCAATGAAAGAGGATTCTCAGTATCTTACTGAGGTTGCCCCTGTTAATGCTATGTCAGGTGGACAAATGGACACCTGGGATCCGATTTTGATTTCTTTGGTTCGTCGTGCGATGCCTAACCTGATTGCGTATGATGTATGCGGTGTGCAACCAATGACAGGTCCAACTGGACTTATCTTTGCGATGCGTTCTTCATTTATTTCGCAGGATGGTGCCGAGGCTCTCATGGACGAAGCATTTCCTGATATCTCTAACCAGAATGCCGCTGGCACGATTGGTGGTGGAGATGTTGGTGCGACTGAAACCAACCCTGCGGTTCTGAACGACAGTCCTTCTGCTGGTACTTACGTAAGTGCTACTGGTATGACTTTAGCTCAAGCCGAAGCATTAGGTGACAGTGGAACCAATGCTTTCGCAGAGATGGCATTCAGCATTGAGAAATCAACTGTAACCGCCGTTTCACGTGCTCTCAAAGCAGAGTATACGATGGAACTTGCCCAAGACTTGAAAGCAATTCACGGTCTAGACGCAGAAACAGAACTTGCTAATATTCTTAGTTCTGAAATTCTTGCCGAGATCAATCGTGAAGTAGTTCGTTCACTTTATATCACCGCCGTTGCTGGTGCTCAAGTGAATACGACTACTGCTGGTATCTTCGATCTTGACACCGACTCAAATGGTCGTTGGTCAGTTGAGAAGTTCAAGGGCCTTATGTTCGCTATAGAACGTGATGCCAATGCTATCGGGCAACAGACTCGTAGGGGTAAAGGGAACATGATCATTTGTTCAGCAGACGTTGCGTCCGCTCTACAGATGGCTGGTGTTCTTGATTACACTCCTGCTCTTAACAACAGCCTAAATGTTGATGACACTTCTACTACCTTTGCTGGTACGATGAATGGTCGTTTCAAGGTTTATGTTGATCCGTATTCTGCTAACGTAGCTGCTTCACAGTACTATGTTATTGGATATAAAGGTACATCACCTTATGATGCAGGGTTCTTCTACTGCCCATACGTTCCTCTACAGATGGTTCGTGCGGTTGGTGAGAATTCCTTTCAACCAAAAATCGGGTTTAAGACACGTTATGGTCTTGCCGCAAATCCATTTGCCGCTGCTGGTGCAGTTGCTGCTGGTGATACGGTTAACTCCGATGCCTCACTTGATGCCAATACGAATGCTTGGTATCGTCGGGTTAAAGTTACAAATCTTATGTAAGAAGATAACTACCCAAGTGAAACTAGAGAGAGGTCTACGGACCTCTCTTTTTTTATTATAAATAGATGTATGGCAATTAAAGCAATAGATCGACAACCTACAAAGTTGGATTATGCAAGTCCTACACAATTCAAATTTGGTATAAATCAATTGCCAAAAGTAGAATTTTTTACTGTAGGTGCTAATATTCCAGCAATTAATATGGGAGATGCAATGTTTCCCACCCCATTTAAAGATATTCCTATGATGGGAGATAAGTTGACATATGACAATTTATCAATAACATTTATTGTTGATGAATATTTGGAGAATTATCAATCAATTCATGAATGGATGACAGCAATAGGATTTCCTAAAAGCAGAAAACAATTTAGTAATTTTAGAGCAAATACATCTAATGCTCCTGTTATAACTCAAGGAGAATCTTTAGATATTGGTGATGTACAACCAGTAACAGGAGTAAATGCTTTATTCTCAGATGCAACTCTTACCATACTTTCTAATAAAAATAACCCAATCCTGAATGTATTTTTTAGAGATATGTATCCTGTAGTATTGGGGGCATTAGATTATACACAAACGGCAACTGATGTAGAATACATGACTTCTACAGTTGACTTTGCATATCAGATATATGAATTCGAAGTTTTATAAATACGAAAGAGCAGATAACGATAACTTTAACAGTTTTCAAAATCTAGTCTCAAGACAATATAAACAAAGGGAAGTTCCATCAATTCTGCTCAAACTCCTTGACAATCAGTATTTTTTGTGGTAAGATATAATATGAATTTCGAAGAATTACAGAAGACCGCAAGGGAAGATCTCCCAATCTTAAATCACGAAGATCTCGATCAAGAATCCTATAAAAATCAAATCATAAAACCTAAATGGTTAGAGTATAGATCGCACTATGATCAACTTCTTATAATGAGAAAGGCAGATCATCAAAGGATGTATCGTGAGAAATGGGAATACTATGGAGGTAAAGCAGATGCAAAGGTGTATGTTGCAAAACCATTTGATTTGAAGGTGTTGAAAACTGATCTTCAGATGTATATAAATTCTGATGATGAGATTTTAGAATTGCAAGGCAAGATGAGTTACTACGAGAGCATCATTAGATTTATAGATGGAATTATTAAATCTATTGATAATCGTGGATGGGATATTAAAAATGCTCAAGATTGGAAAAAGTTTGAGGCAGGAATGGTATGATTGACAGAGAAGCTATCATAAAGAATTTAAAAAATGTGTATGATCCTGAGATACCATCAGCAAGTCTGTACGATTTAGGTTTGATATATGATATAGACCTTAATCATGAGAAGTATAAAGTAACCATCCTACATACTCTTACAAGTGCTTTTTGCCCCTTTGCAGATCAGATTGTTGCAGATATCAGACAGGCAGGATATGTAGAAGATGTAAGATGGGTAGAAGTCAATACGACTTTTGATCCTCCATTTTCTATGGATCTGGTTCCAGAAGAAACAAAACTCTTATTAGGATGGTATTAGTGGGACAGATGAAAGATTTGATTATGGAAAAGTATATTGGATATTATGAAGGGGTTGTTCCTCATGTATTGTGTAGAGATATAATCAATTATGGTTTTAATTTTAATCCATCAACTTACTCAAACCAGCAAGGAAGAACAGAAACTTCAGAAGAACGAGTACGTATGGAAGAAGTGTGGTTAAAAAGTGGTAATATATATTATGATCCTATCGGAGCTGCATTTAGATATGCAATTAAAAAATATTCAGAGGAACATCCTCTCTTTAGTGTTCAGCACATTACAGATTTTCGCATTAATCGATATGTAGAAGATGGATTTATGTCGAGTCATGTAGATAATATACATCATAGTCATGGCCAACAGTATGGATATCCACAAGCATCTATATTGTTATTTTTAAATGATGATTATAAAGGTGGAGAGTTTGTAATTGCAGATAAAGTTTATCATCCTGCAAAGGGATCAGCAATTATTTTTCCTTCTAATTTCATGTTTCCTCATGAAGTAAAAAAGGTAACAAAGGGAGTTAGATGGAGTGTTTTAGCATGGACAATGTAACAACTCATAAGTGTTTTCCCACACTAATTCATGAATTTAAATTAGATTTAAATCATGATAAGATGTTAGATTATGTATATGGTACAGGAGAAGCAAGAGGACAGATACATCAAACTCATGATGATTTACATAAAGTACAGGTATTTAAACCTTTGGTAGATGAACTTGTTTTACTGCATGATACTATTATACGAAAACTTGAATATGAATATGATAAAATAGAAATTACTAATATGTGGTCGAATCATTTATATAGTGGTGATTCCCATCCACCCCACACACATTCTAATAATTTACTTTCGGGAGTTTATTATTTATATTGTGGTATAGACACAGCACCAATACAATTTTTTGATCCTAGAGCTCAAGCTAGTGTTTTAGTTCCAAGAAGGAAGAATAGTAATTGGAATAATTCTAGTATGCTACAATTTAATTCCGTTAATGGCAGTGGTTTTATTTTTCCCTCATGGTTGCAACATTGGGTTCCAGCAACACACCATGAGAGAATTAGTTTATCATGGAATGTATTAGTCCGTGGTTATTATGGAGAACCCAACACTTTCCAAAATGCACATATCTAAAAAGAATGAAGTCTATTTAACACTCTTAGATCTTTCTGCATCAGAAAAGCAGGAGTTGTCAGATTTTTTTACCTTTGAAGTTCCTGGTGCTAAGTTTATGCCTACCTATCGTAACAGGATATGGGATGGCAAGATTAGGTTATTTAGTCCAGCAAGTGGAGAGATATATGTGGGATTGTTACCCCACCTCAAAAAATTCTGTGATAGTAATCACATATCATATATAATGGAAGAAGGAGTAGAAGATGAGCGGGATGTTGTT